ATTAAAACAATTCATAGCTGATTATTTAAGATGGCATAATAAATAAGATAGGAGGTAGTAAATGACAATTAAAGAAGTAAAAGAAGATAAACACCTAAATATTAAAACAAAAACAAAAACAAATCCATATAGTAAAGCATTAAGAACAAATACAGGACATACACTAACAGACAAAGAAGCTGCTTTTATAGATAATTATATAGCAAGTGGTAACCAAAGACAGTCAGTATTAGAAGCAGGATATAAGACAAATTGCCCTAGTCAAGTAGCGCAAATCATTATAAACAAATCTTATATCAAGGAAGAAATCGATTTCAGACGACAGCAATTAGCTAGTCAGCGCATAGCAAGTGCCCAGGAAATACTAGAATACTTTAGTTCTGTAATGCGTGGAGAAGTAAAAGACCAATTTGGATTAGAAGCACCTTTAGGAGAACGCACCAAGGCAGCTCAAGAACTAGCAAAAAGACAAATTGATATTGATAATAAGATAAATGGTAAGCAGCAAGCAGAGGTTAAAATCACATTAGATTGGAAAAGGAACTAAATTTATTGTACAATTTTACTAATAGGGTGTTTTTATCACGGAGGAAATAAAAGTTCGTTTGTACAATTTGTACAAAAGCCAAGACATTTTCGATGATTAGCATCTCCTCATATAGTGTTATTGACTAGCTGATTTATCATATCAACTAGTCAACTTTGCCTCTTAGCCAAAAGGTAAAGGCAGTAGATTTTGATTCTACGATTTATAGGTTCGAATCCTATAGAGGCAGTCGGTTAAATGAAAGAAGTATTTATATGCACGATTTATCAATATCAATAAAAGATTGCATTATCCCGATGTATGATGATGTATTAAAAGATATATTAGCTCATAAGCATGTACATTATGTATTTGCTGGAGGTAGAGGAAGTACTAAATCGTCGTTCGTAGGGGGAATTGCAATCCCTCTGCTAATAATGCAGAATCCACTATGTCATGCAGTATGTTTTAGACAAGTTGGCAATACAATTCAAAAATCAATACGTTCTCAGGTAGAGTGGGGTATTCATCAATTGGGGTTAGATGCGTTATTTACAATACCTAAAGCCTATAACAATCCTATAATATATAATCCTACTGGGCAGCAGATTATATTTATGGGAATGGATGACCCTAACAAAGTTAAATCATTAAAGCTGCCTTTTGGATATGTAGGCATAACATGGTTTGAGGAATTAGACCAATACGCAGGAGAAAATGCTATAAGAAAAGTATTGCAGTCAACTATGCGTGGGGGTGAGTTATTTTGGGATTTTAGAACATTTAATCCTCCAATAAGCAAAAACAACTGGGCGAATGAATACGCAGATATCGCAGAAACAAGACCTAATACTCTAGTTGTTAGAAATACCTATTTAGATGTCCCAATTGATTGGTTAGGTCAACAGTTTATAGAAGAAGCTGAAGACTTAAAAGCAATTAATCCTGCTGCCTATGAACATGAATATTTAGGTATTGCAATTGGTACAGGTGGAGATGTATTCCCTAATGTTAGTGATTTAGATATGAGTCAGCTAGTACCTATTAGGGACTATAATGGTAACACATTAAAAGAAATGCCAATGTGGCAGACTTTTGACCGTATTTATAATGGCATTGACTGGGGATTTGCCAAAGACCCATTTAGATTTGTAAAAATGCACTTTGATTCAAGAAAATTAGATTTGTATATATTTGCTGAATATAGCACTACTAAAACAAGAAATGAAGATGTATTTAATACTATATTCAATGAAAAAAAGCTAGTAACAAAGGAAGAACTAATTACAGCAGACAGTGCAGAAGAAAAGTCAATAGCCGATTTTAAGGCATATGGTGCATTTATCAGAGGTGCTGAAAAAGGGCCAGAGTCCGTAAGATACGGCATTAAATGGTTGCAAGGTTTAAGACATATTTATATTGATAAAAGAACTTGCCCTTTAACCTATAAGGAATTTATCGGCTATGAATACGAACAAGATAGGGATGGTAATTTTATAAGCGCATACCCTGATAAGGACAACCATTCGATAGATGCCACTAGGTATGCACTTGAAAAATATTGGAAGAGGAAAGGAAATTAGTGTTATGGGGAGCACTAGTACGGGTAAATTAACACACAGTATACAACACATAAAAGTCAATCCTAACTGGGCGTATCAACCAGATGAAAATACTGATTTGAATGATATGGTAAGAAATCCAATTCCATTCGTGGGTATAAGTAAAGACTTAGAGCTTGCAATGTTATTCGATGGAAACGATACAAGACAGTCTAAATATGAAAATGATGTTAGTATTGATATATCTAAATTGCAAACCCTCCAACCATTCGTATTGAAATCTGGTTTAGAAAACTATCAAAGGTTTGATTTAACCGAAAGACCATATGTAGTTGAATATAAAGGTAAATATTACTTATTAGATGGTAATCATAGGGTTGCAAATGCTAAATTAAAAGGGGACAAATTGGTGAAAGTAGACATATCACACAGAGTCCTAAAATAAATATATAATAGGCTGAATTAAAAGTGAAAGGAAATTAAGGATATGGGTTCAGTAGGTACGACTGGAAAAGGTACTTGATGATGTGATGAATGTTATTCACGAATTAAGATAATACTCAGTAAAAAGTTATTTACATATAATTATTTATGTATTATAATGTTTAATATAAATTAAAGGGGGGTACTTATCAATGAGAAGTACAGGAAATTCAGTAATAGCTACAAAAAAACGACATCTGCTAATAGCAATCTTAATAATAAATTAACTACTGCATACCAAGCAGTATTAGACAAAGCAAAGGCAAGTGCTAAAGCTAATCCAAATAATCTAACATACCAGAATATGGTTTTCAATTATATAGAGCTGACGAAAGCTAATAAAGCTACTAATATTCAAATTGGTAAGACATATTCGGGTACAAAAGCTATTATAGCATTAGATAGTCAAACAGAACTTGGTTCTAAGGCGGCAATTACAATTGATGGTAAAACAACCAATTACACTTTGAAATACGGGAGTCAGCCTAGATTTTATGGGGGTAAAGTTTGGGAGAATGAAGATGGGAGTCAATTTAATTCAGATACCACTATAATCCTTTCCAGTCTCTACCAGCTAAGAGGTGGTAAATTGAAGAATGATAAAACTGTTAAAGTAAAATTATTAGGTAAATAATGCAAACAATAATACACGAAAAAGGATACAAGTATATAAATTCCATATTTAACGACATAGAACATTTCTATTCTATGACCAGTGTTAAAGAAAACACAAGACAGCTTGTTCCATACACGTTTGACAGCTCATTCACACGTTTATCAGCTTTATTTAGCCAGTTTGGAGGGGTTGACTATACATTTAACTATATAGACAAGAAATACGTCAAATTGTCTAAAATACAAAGTGGTAAGAATATTATTGTATGTTTTAGTGGGGGTAAGGACAGTCTTACCACTGCTTTACACTATAAGGAAACAGGATGGAAAGTATACTTGTATCACGTTACTGGAGTTAATAAGACATATTATGACGAGCATAAATACGCAAGCAAACTTGCGGAAATGTTGGAATTACCAATTATCATTGAGGATATAAGCTATAAAGGAAATCACGAATGGACAGAACATCCGATGAAAAATATGGTAATAGCAAGTATGGCATTAAACTACGGTATTAAACATAACACAACAACCAAAATTGCATTTGGTAATTTTAACACCAGTTCACTTTACAATGATGAATTTGGTGTATGTGGCGGAGATTGTAAAGAAATGTGGCAGGCATATGAAAGTATAATAAACACAGTTCTTACAGGATTTAAAATATACAGACCAAACAGAAATTATCAAACAGCATTCAATAAGCTGTTAAAATATCCAAATTTGATAGAGCACACAATAAGCTGTCTCACACCTAATAGGTTTAGGGAACAGTTTAGACAAAGAACTATGGCAAAATATGGATACCAGTTATCTGAAAATCGTTGTGGTTGTTGCTGGAAATGTGCAGTGGAATATATTCAGTTTACAGACAACAACATATTTTCATTAAATCCCCAATATTATATTTACTGTCTTGAAATATTGTGTTATACTATATTCAAGGAGTCCG